GTGGATTGTCTACCCTCGTACGTTCTACACTTGTTTCACAGGATGTTAAGGAACTTATGTACAGAAGTGTTGCACTATACGCATTCTATCGTCTTATTAAGATGGGCGTAGCACACATGATGTTGAAAAAGAAGGAGGCTAAACTTACAGCTGAGAAACAAAGGATAACCGTTAAGTGTACTGAAGAAAAACCCGAGATAGTATTCATACCTGAACACTTCCGAGCCCTCTCAAGTGCTGCCACTTTAGAGCAGATCAAGCAAGAGGCAGAGGATATGTGGAAAGGAACTCTCGATGAACATGGGAATATTAATCTTGCAGTATTTGATGATATCAAATTACGAGAGTCGCAAGTGAATCCTTGGGCGGATGTCAGTATTACTGAGCTACCACGCTCTTCCACGAAAAGACACTCTTTACCGGGTGAATTGACCAGTCTAGTTTCAAAAAGCTTGTACTTCATGACTGTGTACCGTGAGAATTCAGTGGCGGTTTGTGATGCCATATTCCTAAAGAGCGTTTACGTTCTTATTCCCAACCACATGTGGAAAGACGACGAGGAACTTAAGGTCGATTTCCGTGGAAAAGGATCCAGATGTATAGGAAGCACAAAGAAAGTTGTGCTAAGTAAAGCTACTTCAGTGAGAATACCTGGTACTGATTTGAGCGTGTGTTACGCGCCAAATACCGGGGTTCATCGAGACCTACTCCCATATTTATTTGATGAGAGGGTTGAAAACTCGAAATTAACTGAAGTTCCAGCTCACATGGTCTACCGAACCGAAGAAGGAGAGATTAATCTCTACCGCTCACTTTTGTTTCCGGGCATTGTCACATCCAAATGTGGTGAGTACCCGGGTTATCATTACAAGTTGAGTGAAGATACGTTCGATGGTATGTGTATGGGAACTTGGATTACCAACTCAAAATACGCTTGTATTGTTGGATTCCATTTAGCTGGTAAGACCGGTACCCCTCGGGGTGCTGCAGGCACAGTTTCCTGTGAACAGGTCGAAAAAGCCATTGCATCTTTATCCGATATTCCTGGTGTGGTAACAGCCAAAGGGTACGGGACGTTGTTGACCGAACAATATGGTAAGGAGTTTTTCCTAGAACCTACAGTTCATCCTCGATCACCAATCAATTATCTCACTCACGAGACTAATATTGACTTTTATGGTCAGGTGATAGGTCGACAATCGTCTACAACCTCACGAGTTAATCCCACTATCATTTCTGAATTCGTATCAGAAGAATGTGGTGTGGCACAACAATGGGGAAAACCTAAGTTCCACAGATGGAAGCCTTGGCAAGAATCACTCAGCCATTCTGCTAACCCTAGCAGAGGTGTTGGTGGTGTTGTCATGGTTAAAGCTGTCACAGATTATGTCGAGCCGCTGATCGAAGGTCTCACTGCTGATATTGCAGTTGATGTAAAACCTTTGACAGACATGCAGACTGTGTGCGGCCGGGATGGTGTCAGATTCATTGACAAGATGCCTCCTAATACGTCTTGTGG